TTGTGCTGGTCCTTCTTGTAAAAATTCAGGAAGAGCTTTGTTAACTTCATCATCATAGACTTGAATAGGTTCTTTTTTAGGAATATCTGGTTTAGGAGTATCTTCTCCTGTTATTTGTCTAACACGTTCTAACACCTCTTCTGTAGAAGCACTTGCTGGTAAAGGACCAGTGATTTTAGATTCAGGTAAAGCTAACGTTTTCATTTGTTGTGTTACAGGAGCTTCTACTTCTGATGTAATAACTGGTGTGCGCGGCTTAAATCCTTTAGGTCTAACTACGCCAGACATTTTATTTTGCATTATAACTTTATTATCACGATCAGCTATATTTTGTCTGTCAATATTTTTTTGAAACTCTGGAGATATAACTTCTCCACGTTCTCTACGTAAACGAAATTCTACGTCAGTATCTGTTTCTCCGTACAATTTATTTTCATCAAATAATCTATTTCTTTCTTCGTTAGACATTTGATCTATTGTTTTAGTTTCTGGATCACCTGTTATAGCTTCCATCTGTTCTGACGCTGCTCTGAGTCTTTCAACTCCAGCTTCGGCTCTTGTAGCTGATGTTTCTATACTTTTTGCAGCTATTTCTGCTTCTTTAGATAGTTTAATAGCATCTGATTTAGCATCAGATTGAACTACTTCTGCTTGATTTTGTATACGCCCAAGTTCTGTTTCAGGAATAACTTCTGGCATATTCTTTGCAGCTTCTTTAAACCCTAAAGAATTAAGCCAATTTACAGGATTTGCTATACCTATATCAGATAAATATAATCTTACAAATTCATCTAAAGCTTTAGAGAAAGCTGTTTTACGCCCTCCTCGCATAACTTTATAATGTTCCATACCCATGTCTTTGCCAGTATTATGTCCTAAAATGTTATTAGCTACAGCAGGACCAAGACTTTCTTCTAAAACATCGAATACGTTCTTTCTTAAATGAGATACAGTAAATTTAATGTACTCATTTTTTTTGTAATCAAAAATTTGTAAACCTTCTTTATTAAGTTCTTCATTTACAGCATCAGCAATTATTTTTTTATATTTTGTTTCTATTTTTTTAGTTGAATCTGCATGTGCTTGTGATACAAGGTCATTATTGTAATCATCTATTCCAGTTTTACGTAATATTTCTTCTGCTGAAGGAATAGGCCATAAAGTAGATCGTCCTGCTCTTTCAGCCCTACTAGCTTGTTCATGTAAAACTGCGTGAACAGCATCTCCTAATGAATAAGGCATAGGATTATTTTTATTATATATTCTAACAGTACCATCTGTTCTACTTAAATATTTTACACCATCTCTTCTTAACGACATATCTTCTGGTTCAAACTCAATTTGTGTTATATCAGGATCACGTAAGCCAGTAGTTAATTTTACAGTAAACCAAGATTTAACATCAGGATCATCTATTTTTTGTAAAGCACGTTCAAGAACCATATGTAATTTATCTTGTGGAGGAAGAGATATACTTGCTTTTGTTCTGGCGGCTGCTCTGTTAAATCCTTTATTACCTTGCTTCGATTTACTTAAACGTGCTTCTTCATCTGTAAAATAATTACTACCTATACCTGAAGGTTTATTAAAATTAATAAGAGCATAAAAATCAGCAGCTATTGCACCTGTATTACTTTCTGAACGCACTTTTCCAGTCTTGTCTAACTTTAATTCAGGGTGATTTCTAACAACATCTAATAAAGTGTCATATCCTTTTTTACTATTAAGAACAGACATATCATCGTCAAGCGATAATTTCGATGCTTCTATAAATTTACGTAACGCATTATACCTGTTAGCTGTTTTAGGAGTAGCTAGCATTTTAGCTGCTAGACCTTCAGCGATTGTTATACCGTACTTTTCAGCCATTCTTAATATCCAAATATCTGATTAACAGGAGCGTAAGTCTGCTCCTTGACTCTGTTCATCATACCAGCGTGTGGTAATCCAGTTTGTCTAGTCATACACATATACCTTAATGCATCGTAGGCGTGATCTTCGGCCTTGGTATCCACATCCTCAGAATTCGTTCTAGACAGTGGTAGAGTTGGAAGAGTACGCACAAGATTAGTACAAGTACTAAAGATGCGTAATCGAGGTTCAGCAGTTTTCTCATTAAGCATTAACCTTCTGTGTAGCTCTATCTTACCAGACATACGGTTTTTATCTGCTGGTATGAACCGTACGCCATTACGTGTTAGTGTTTCAGCTATGCTTGGTCCTGTACCGTGTTTAGACCAACAAGCACCATCTAGAACAGATATACTCATTGGTGGATCAAACTCTTCCATAGCTGTTATCATTTCAGCTAGGGTTTCCCCGGTGTATCCCTTGTTATATAGTTCTCTGTATATCCAGAAGTTATTATCCCAGTCTACTGCACCCCAAAGGACGCAGCTAGGGCTACTGTAACCATAGTCAGCAGCACGTACTCTAGGCCAGTTGTAAGGTACTTCAAACGGCTCAACAACGTGGATTGCTCTATCAAATTCTGAAAACGCTGCTCCATCTGCGACATCCCAATCCCCTTCCAGTAATCTTCTTCGTTCCACTTCTGGCAGAGATAGAAGCATTGCTTCGTATTCTCCAGATTCTGCTAGGTGTGGGTTGTCTGTTAACCTAGCAGGAATAAATCTTCTTTGGAATAATGGTTGCCCCGGTCTTATTGGATGATTAGGGCCATGCATTAATGTCTTACCAGTGTCTACATCTGTAGCCCAGAATGAGTTGTTAGGAGGAGATGGATCAATAAACATCTTCTTAATCCACCAACCCCCACTACCACCGGGGTTAGCTGAAGCCCTCATATACGTATCTATTGTTGTGTCGGTTGTACGTAATCGGCTTCGTAAGTAGTTCCAAACATACGGTGTAGGATAATGACCTAGCTCATCTATTCCTATCCATGTAAATGCTTGTCCTTGGTAACGTGTTGCGTCAGTATCTTTGTCTACGTAACTGAAGAGTGCAGTTGCTCCGCTAGGAAATGACCATGTACTCTTTGATTCTCTAAATACTGAACCGGGAAATGCTTGAGGGTATATCTTTCTAGATTGGTCAATCAGTTCTGTCAGTTCAGCTAGAGTACGTCTTAGTAGAAGTGCGCGGTGATTAGGATTGTGTGCGTAACGTAACAAGTCCATTAACATTGCAAATGATTTACCACCACCTGCTGCACCGCCATATAGCACTTCCTTTTCTGGAGCAGCTAAGAAGTCCGTTTGTGGGCCATTATTAGGATTAAATAAAATTTGTGTGTTATCGTCTAATTTTGCCCTCACACTTTTCGGTAACTTCTTAACATTCTCCTCGACAGCCAACCCTCCGCTTCTTATTAGCTTTTCGGCGTGTTTAATATTGGCTGACTTGTCGTTTAAAGCATCTAGTTTCTTTTTTGCTTGTGCCTCTGCGTTCTTGAGTACTTTTATTCTTTTACGTGTAACACGTTTCTTTCGTTCTACATGTGAAAGATGATAGTTACCTTTTTCACCATCTTTTAACTTTGGCCTACCACCTTTATTCTTTTTAGGTTTATCTTCTGTCATTACTATACAAGTTGTTAAATGTTACAGACGAGTCTAGATACGATTCGTGTGCTTCTGCAGAATGTATCCACTGTGATGGTGTAAAGTCTGGTGCGCCATCTCCAGTACGCCATAGTGCAGGACTTGTAGCACGTACACGATTATTAGGTAATGCTACGAGATTACCTTTCCATTGCCCATCTGTAAGGTAAAGTACATGTGACTGTTTGTGTTGGGCTGGATCATCAGCAATCTCGTTATCCGTATAATCTACTGTAAAAAGATACTTACCAGTATAAAACTCTCCATCTATTTTACACAACCAAGGAGAAGAACTTACTCTGTCCATTACTACTGTACTGTGGTTGCGTGACTCACAATCCCAAGGTTGGCATATATGATCTTGCATCGGTTCAGGCCATTCTTCTAGCGGTATATCTGCTACCATTGCCTGTATGGGCATCCTTGCCCACATTGCTCCACCGTGTACGTTGTCTTCTGGGCCGTCCTCTTGGTCTATTTCACACCCTGTAAATACTATCTGAAAACTTAACGATCTATCGGGTATTGTATTAACAGCAAATGCCATTGCATGTATGTATTCGCCGTGGTAGTTCATGTGGTTATTGGTGAATTCCTTTCGTACCCAACATTTAAAATGTGGTACGTTACTTATAAGGTAAGACATTACCTCTTACGTTTTACTGCTCCACCCTTAGCGTAGCCTTTAGTCTTCTTTGTCATGCCACCGCCCATCATCTTCTTGGTTTTTACTGCTCCACCTTTGGCGTAGCCTTTTGTCTTCTTCTTTGCCATACCGCCTTTGGCGTATCCCTTTGTTTTTTTACGCATCATCGTTTGTATTCTCCTCTACCTGTTCACAGTCGCAATTATCTGGATCGCATTCACATCCTTCTCGTCCACATCTAGGGCATTTATCATCTATAAAAAGAGAAGCACTATAGCAAAATGGAATTATTTCCATTGCACGAACTACTGCCATTCCAAACATTACGCTCTCCTTTTACGTACAGGTTTCTTAGCGGTCTTAGCAGATTGGATAAAGTTCTTTTTTGTTGGCGCACCTTTTGCTCCAACCTTACGCATCTTCTCTCCAGAGCCAGCAGCTATGCGTTTACGTTTAGCATGTATATTTGCGTATAGTCCTTTTTTAGCCATTAGCATTTCCACCTTCTTCTAGCCTGTCTTATACGGCTGTTTGGATCATTCCTTGTTTTGGCAGAAGATCGTTTAAGTTGTCCTGCACTTCTAGCACAATAACTCTTACGTCTGTTAGCTGCCTTACTTCCCTTCTTAACCTTGCCTGTTACGGCTGTCTTGAGTTTACTACCGGGGTTAGCTCGTCTGTGGGCGGCTACACCTGCCTTTGTCATACCTGCACCAGACTTAGTAGAACGATAGTTCTTCTTTGTACGAGGTATGGCTTTTTGTGGTGTACGTGCCATGACGTAACGGCTTTATGACTTTTCCATTGAAGACTTAGCTGCTCTTCCACGATGCCCTGCACGTAGTGCTGCTAAATCTTTTCCAGTTATATCTCCACTACCATCTACATCCAATTTACTTTGATTACCTACTATACCCCCACCACTCTTTCTTCCTAATCTTGAAGGGGTATTGAACGATTTTGCTCTACCAGCCTTTGAACCATAGTCTGCTAAAAGTTCTACGTCTTTTACATGCCCTCTTAATCTTTGAGTAGCAGGTCGTACTTTTGAACGAGTAAGTATATTAGCTCCACCTTCTTTTTGATACTTACGAGCAAGTCTTTTAAGTTCCTTTTCACTTTTTTGATATTCTCTACCAACAGTTTCCATAAGTGATGCTATTGTTTTTGGATTACTGTCTTCTTTATAAATAGTATTTGCTAGTTTCTTTATTACTCTTTGTGGTACTTTTATATCTTTATTAGCCATCTATCACTACCTCCACTTCTTTCGGTTTATCCTTGGCAGGTAGCATCACTACACCGTGTATTATTTCACCTTGTACTTCTGTTATCTGCTTCTTGCCCAAGCCTACACGATCTAGGATCGCTTCTGCACTCTTTAAGCGCATATCCATCTGATTCATTGGAACAGTACCGTCAGCATCTAGTCCTTCTGTAACACGGTGGGCAGCTTTAACTGAGTACGATGCCAGCATAGAACGAGTACGCTCTAGTATCTCGTCCTTGAGTGTACGCATTAACCAAGACCGACTAGTTTCTCTGTAGCCAGCCTCTGCTACTGCTTGACCTACTTTACCACCGTTAGCTATAAGACACCCTATAAACTTTTCTTGCTTGTCAGTTAGCTCACGTTTCTTGGTAGTAGCAGGTAACACAATCCTTTATCCTTTTTCCTTCATAAAGATACCAGCACCAACAGTGCATAAAGCAATAATCCATAGTGCCAGTGCAATGGCTGGTATAAGCATAGATAGAACTACTGCTCCTACACCTATAGCAAGCCATGTAGTAGGTTCTACAATACGACTTTTAACCCAAGACATAATATTCATATACCTAATCCTTCATTCTTTCTGCGAGAGAGTGGATGACCTAGATCATCATTTATTTCATCTAGAGTTTGTTGTGTCATACATTGCATCATCTCTACTTTCTTTATGATGTTTGCGTGATGCTTCATAACACTAATAAAATATCTGTATTCATTTTCTTTTAATTCTGCTTCACACTCTGCTTTAGAGTCAAAAGAATGAAGCATCTGCACCCATCCTTGTGGTGGTTGATTAGGAGAGTTTACAGATATTAGTACGGCTATATAATACTTTGCAAATTCAGATACTAAAAACATAATACAATACTTAATAGAGAAAGAGAGGCTAGGTGTGTTGTATTGTGTTTCTCTATTCTTAAACGTACGAAAGCGATTTACGAATAACGCTTTTTAGAGAATGAGTAATATAATGAAACAATACCCCGGTAATATACACCTTGCCTCTCTGTTACCTATTATAGTCTATATATGGTATGTGTCAACTAAAAAATATAAAAAAATCTAAATTATATCACTTTTCTCTTGACAGATTCGTGGTGGGGTGTATAATAGTGTACACAGACACTATATAAGAAGAAACATAAAATGATTTATAATAGTAATGAGGGCATTAAGTTACGTAGAGCAAAGTGGTTACGTGTCTGTATTGTTCTAGTGTCAGTAGTAGTATTACTCCTTCTAGTAACCGGGTGCAGCGCACTTAATAAAGCCTTCTCAAAACCTGTAATAGAACTGAATATTATAACGTCTAATTAGTATTGTCCTATTGTATTGTCCTATTTGCCACCCTTAGAGGTGGCTTTTTTGTGTTTTATTGCCAAGTTGTTTTAAAAAAATAAAAAATAGAGGGGCTGTGAGTACATATATCCATATACCCCCACTGGCCCTATCGGGGCTAGAAGGTTCTCACGCACCTAAAAAGGTCGGTGATTGTTCCGACTAATCTATATAGCAATATATGAGCATCTATTTATTCCACTACCTATAGAGTCGGCGTGATTGCATGTAGGTTTTTTTAATCATAGCTGATAAAATTGCATTAGATAGGGGGGCTATGCGTAACTTTAAAGCCCTACTCATTACCCCAGTTCCCCTTTCATCTTAATAGCTTGGCTAGATATCTAATTCTTTATCGTAGGCAAAAAAAGACCCTCTGCACTGGGAGAAGATGCAGAGGGCTAAGTTGGCTCACATTGCGTGAGCTTGGGGAGAAACTACTCAGAAGCGGTAGCGATTAACTTTCTTATTTCTTTAGTTGCTTGGATGCTACCCTTCGACTTAGAGGCTTTTTCATCTAGGAAGAATTCAACGCAACAAGGCTTATCATGCTGGTCTATCCAATCAATGCGAACCATATCACGATCAGATATTGAGGACTTATCCAGTGTAATTTTGAGTTGAGTTAAACCAAAGATATGTAACTCGTTGCGGTGGTTCCAATTAGTGTAAGAAATAGACATGTGTTTTCTCCTGTGTTTTGTTCAAGTAACGATAGCAATTATATAGAGCATTACGAAGATAGAAACAATAGCCAATAACGAGCCTAGATTGTCTAGCCATTTGGCACGTTTACGCTCGTCATCATAAAGCCAGTATTTTGTGTTTTTAATCATCATGGTTACACCTCCATATCTAAAAGCGATTTAATCTTTTTATACGTGCGGTCATCCACCAGCATTTCTTCAGCTGGTTTCTTCTTAGCCTTCATATTCGCTATACGTGCAAGCAATACGTAACCATTGCAATTATCACAACAACGTCCACGGCCCTTGTTTAAAGGCCATGGATTATGACCAAAGCCCTTGTAGTCTTCAGAGCATAACACACAAGAATTGACTGTGTTAGCTGGTTTAATTTCTGGTTCCCAAGATATCTTAAAAGGCATTTTCATTTCTCCACATTGTTAAAAGTTTAGGGCGGTACATCGCTGCACCGCCCCATTGTTTTATATTAACTGCCCTATAATAGCAAGTATAAGAATAACGGCAGCAAGAATACCCAATCTATAGAGAAGAAGAAAAAAGGCCATGTCATGCCACTAGCTCTAAAGCACGTTCGTGAGCTTTACCTTTAATGTCACGGCCTGAAGCTGGGCCATAAAGCGCACGATCTAGACGAAGATCCGCGCCGTAGTTTCGTACTGGTTTATGGTCAGCCATCCACATCACCGTCTGGTACGCACCCCAAAGAGTACCTTCTGCACTCTTTAGATCAAAGCCCGGGTTTACAGGACCATCATCGTTGACAGTTTCGACGGCTGGCACATCTTCTCGTTGAGCTTCAAGAGCCTTTATGTCGATATCTTTACCAGCTTTAATTGACGCGATAAGCTCGTCAAGCGTAGCGGCCTGACTAGCATTCTGTTCTGTCAATTCTGCCTTGGTGACAGTCTTAGCTTTAGATGACGTAGCAGAGAATTGCTGTCCACGAAATGCTGCCATTGCTTTCCTGACAGCCTCCGATTGAATCAGTACACCGTTATCCCCTTCACGCTCTTTACCGCCGAAGACATATTTAAAGAATTCTAGTTCTTCATCCCCTTTAAGAACCTTCTTAGCCATTAGCTTGGCTACCTCTTCAAACTTGCCAAAGTTTTGGCTAGAGATACCTAGAGCGATCTTCATTGCATCAGCGTCAAATGGAACTTTATGGTTATGAGTAACGATATCA